CCTTCATTTTCATCTTACGTGCTCCCACAGCTTGTGCAGCCACCTTTGGATCATAATCAACAGCATCAATAAATGCACTATCAATCATCTTCTGCTCAAACATTTTGATTTCGTTGATATCCATTTTTAAATCTCCTTACTCAAAATCCCACCATGCGTTAATAGACGTATTCGGAACATAAACCTCAAGCATATGATGACCGTCACGAATCCATTCAGGTTCATAGCCTTCATCTCGCAGTTCTTTCATCAGACTTTCAAAATCATTATTAACAGACTCTACTGCATCTTCCATTGTTTTGTGCTCTACACGGTAAGGACCATTACACATCGTATCGTCATAAACAACAACCACTGCTTTATTTTTCATATCTAAAACCTCAACAACAATCAGCTACAATTTTCTCAAGCATATCCATAAGTTCTTTGAACGTTTTACATTTCATTTTTACATTAAAAATCGAGCAATAAATAACCTTTGCGTTATCACTAGGACATTCACTCTCGCCGTTATTGTACATTCTTATTAAGTCATATGCACTTGTTGTGATTGCACTCTTTTCTCCGTCCTCCTCAACAAGCAAAATACAACTTTCCCGAAGATAAATCCTATTAAAAGTCCACATTTTTAAAACCTCGATTCTATTTAGATTTTTACACTTCCTGCCTTTTCATCCAGAATAGATTGAAACATATAAAGCAATCCTTCAGCCGTACATTTCTGTGCTATCATATTCGCAGATTTTTCACTGTGGTTGCAACAATATTCGCTATAAAAATGCAATGCGTTAATAACCGTCTGTTTCTCAAATTTTGTCATATTCATTCTCCTTTATATTATTCTATTAAAGATTATCAATAAGAGAATTTATTGAGTATTCGATTGCATCTTCAGAATTAACCCTTTGAGTGTCAAGAACGTAAATTAACTCTCCATCGTCTGCCCATCTTATTTCAAGCATAACAACGTAACCAAGCTCATCTTCATCATATGAAACATCAAGCTCATATTCATAAAAACCATCAATGGTGTATGTTTTAATTCTAGTGTCAAAATTATCAGGCTTTTGACCAACACCAGCCCATCTAGATGGATTCATCTTAGAAATAAAATCTTCTGCAATCTCACGTGCCGTCATAAGTTAATACCCCCAAAATAAAAGCTTTTTCTGAATCAAAAGGTTTTAGTAACTCACATTTGTTGGTTTCTTCATTAAAAATCCCAACTGTCACACCTTCTCTTAACCAATATGAAAGTGTATCAAGAGCTTCCTTAACTTCGCCCACTGAATGATCCCATCCGCAATTCTGGATAATCATAACTCTCACTCCCTTAATTCCTCATTATATTATTATCTTATCTTCATTAAGTGTTTCTGTTTCATACGTTGTATAGACAAGCTCTGTCGGCTTGCTGTAACACGTTTTCATCCAGTCAAGCTCTGCATCACGCAGCTCTTTTGTAGGATAGATTTCATGCCCTCTATATGTATCGCCGCACATAAAGTGTCTGACAGAGTATTCAAGATGGTAATACATTATCGTTTTTCCAACTCCTCACACACTTTTGCAATGATAGCCAAACCTGTACGCCGAAAATCTGCATTGTAAGGATTTTGTGCTTGAACATCTAAATGGTACAGCAATTTTTCCAAATCAGAGCTATATTCAACGCCTGCTGTTTTACAAAGGACCTCGGCCATCGCTTGAGTGTCATATTTCATAATAAAACTCTCCTTTTACACCTCACTAAAATTCGCATTGAAAAGAATCTCATTACCGCATTCAGTAAGAGTATCCTTGAACCACTTTTCGTTCTTCTGCCACCACTGTTCAGCCTGTTGCGGAGTCAACACAATCCCGTTCCGTTTTGCTGCATCGATAACATCATCAGTACACCAACACGTTGGTGCAAACCAATATTGATCTACACCATCATCTTTTTCCTGTTCGTCTTCAATGTAGTTAGGGCAATAGTCGGTGTAGAAATCCACATCAAAAAGCGTGATAGTCATATCATTGCCGCTTAATTCACGTTCAACGTCAGCTACTTCTTCTCTGAGATACAGCTCAGACATAATACCGTCTTCATGTTCCTGAATCCATTTCTCTGTAATATTGAACTTTTTCGCCAGTTCATCGACCTCAAACACCCATGTGCCATAATCCGTATTTTCAGTACCATGTTTCACCATATAATCAGCAATCTGACGTTCCATCGTATTATCATCCATTGTATTTCCTCCTAAAATTCAACATTTATCAAAATTGTAAGTAATGGTTACAACCTTCTCTGCATCACCGATACGGCACCGATCTTCCTTTAATGCCTTTTCAAGGCCACAACCAGCGCTGTATGTGATACCATTTTCAAGCACATCGGAACCGATAAATCCGAATGCTCTATCAATTTCTTTCCACTCTCCGTGTTCCTCTTTGTAAAGCGTATAGCCGTAATTCTCACCGGAAAGATAATCACTATAGGTCTTAACCTCATCACGCATGATTCGTTCCGCTTCTGTTTTGTAAACATCAGAACCGCTAGGAACTTTTGTAACAATCCAACCAACATTGCTATCGTCCCACGAACCTCTGAATCGTGTATCACAATCCATAGATAGGCTAGAGTGGTCATGTAACCAGAGTGGAAGCCATACGATATACGTATCAAGAAGAATTTGACAATCCTTAATGGATAATTCTCCCTCAGCATATACTGGGATTTCATTCTCCTTCAAACCCTGACAAAAATGAGTATATTCTCCATCATCAGTAAGAACAGAAAGATAGTATGTATCATCACGAATACTCTTTTCTGCAATTACATCAATGGTTTTCTTGTTAATAAGTGCATTGATAATTTCTTCTGGCTCGCACATCTCGTAAACAAGATTGTTCCAAAACTCTTCCGGTGTGCTTGCATCGACCTTATCACCAAGACGGTAACGAGGATGGAAACAAGCCATCACGGAATCGTGGTCGTCCCACCAACGAGGGTTATTGTCTGCAACGTCGTCGTGCTGAATATGCAAGCAATACAGGTTATCGCCGTAAGTCCATTTTATGATTTCATTATCGTAGCAATACAGTTTTTCCATATCTAAAATCTCCCTTTTATCAATCTTTTTAATGCACAAAAATCGTAATCATACTTTCTTCATCTGCCGTAAAAAACGATACTTCGTATCGACTGGCTTCTGAAATTGAAATCTGGTCTCGCTTACAATAATCCTTGATTTTTTGCTCATTGTAGTCATCCCAAAGAGCTACGCTTGTACCATCAGTGATCAAAGAAAGAAACGTAAGTAAATTCATATCCATTTACCTCTTATGCACTAGCCTTTTCTTCAAAAGCGTACCAATCAGACCAAATCTTATCGACTTCGCCATTCTTAAAACCGTTCTTATAATCGGTGAACTCAACATAATAGTTGCTTGTCCACTCATTCAGAGCGTGTTCATAGATGGCTGCAACACCACGCTTTGTTTCAACAACAAAGCTATCGACTAAAACACCTTCAACATAAGCACCAGTGTATTGTGCTTTATTCTGGTGCATCCAACGGTCAAGAGCACCCGCATTAAGATAAAACCGCGTCATAACTCATTTTCCTTTACTCAGCAGATAAAAGTGCGTATGCCAATTCTTTAAGCATATCTCGAATCTTATATGCGTCTTCAGCAATTACCCAAACAGAATCTGGGATACCATTCTCACCACGATTTGCAATTAGTTCAGCTGCGTGATCATCGACATCGAAATTCTCATATTCGCTCATCGCGCTGCCGGGAATGTCATTTGTGTTTAATGTGAGAATAATATTCTCACCAGCCGGAGACCAACTTTCAATATCAATCGTTTTTAAATCTTCTCCAACAATCCCCCATTCAAGAGATTCCAGAATATCTTCATACTTAG